AAAATTCAAAGATGAATTCTACAATAGTCTTGAGTTTGAAGAAATGGAAGAATCTGATTATGGAAATGACGATTATTATATAAAAAAATTTTTAGAACAATATCCTTTTTAAAATATCGCCTAACGTTTTGGGTATGCCACGTTGCGTAATTAAGAACAAAATTAAATAGACAAAGACATGAATTGGATTAAGCGATTGTTTACAAAAAAGAAAACTAACAAGCAATGTGATATGCCTGTTGTTGTAGGTAGTTCTTCTCCTAAAAAAGAACAGACCTATATGCATATTGAAGCAGGTACAGGCAGACCTTATTTTACTAACGAACCGCCACATATAAAGAAATGGTGTGACGAACAACTGCAAAGAAGTCGTAACCGTTGTAGATGTTGAATTACCTACAACATCTGTATATACGCAATTGACGAAATACAACACTTCACACAATCAAATCAAAGACAGCTATTACAGCTGTCTTTTTTTATACACATACGAGAAGTTGCTCCCCTTTGCAATCCCTAAATCAAATTAAAAACTTGCCAAAAAAGTGTAAGAATGTAAGGAATAGGTTAACGCCTTTTCTGCACTACGTTTTCTTATTACATTTACTATTTATATTTTGTAATTCCTTACAAAAAAAAGTGTAAGGAAATAAAGAATAGAAATTCCTTACATTTCTTACAAATTCGACTTACAATTTTATTTTAAACCTAAAGCATTGGTTATCAATAAAATAAAACGCTCTTACACTCTTACAGAAAATTGTCCACATTACGGAGTTATTCCAAACTCTTCAACCAGATAGTACGCTACATAAAAACGAGTAAATCTCTCGTTTTTGTGTAATTTTCCTTATTTTTGAGTAAACTTAAATTCATGAATAGATTCGCAACCTTCGAAATTCCAGTCGCTCCACACGTTTATAAATTTCTCGCATCGAAATATGGAGATGTTTATCAAGTTTCACAAACTGACCTGTTGGGTATCATGATCATTCCTTACTTGACCAAAAAAGTAAATGTTATCAAAAGAAAACCTGAACGAAAAATAACTGATCAAACCAAAACTAAGACCTATACAATTTCTATTTCTTACGATTACTTTGTTAGACAAGGATTCTATCTAAGTTATGATCAGTTGAAATTTTTAGGAAGAATCGCAGATCGGTACTTTCGTGAAGTTCTGTTTTCACATGTGGCCATTACAGCAATTGACAATCCAAAAAGTCAGATGAAGTCAATAGTCAATTTTTGTGAAGCTTATAATATAGGTGTCGAAGATATAGATCCACGGACATTGTATCGAGATTTCTACAGAAAAAGAGAAGATTTGCATCAAAATTTAGAAGCTTGAAATTGCTTAAATGGATCATGTCACAAACTAATTCACTAATTGCATGAACGTTAAGCGTTTATAAATGGGTAGAAAGACAATAAAAACATTTGAAATAAACGTCAATTAAAATATCAAATAAATACAGCTATGATTACTAACCTTCCATCGGATCTCGAGAAAAAAATAGACAATATATATATCAGTCTCCCATTCACAACTTTAACGGCTTCCAATCTTCTAAAAGGCATACAGCCAACAGATTCAGAGCTTGTAACGCATGGAAAAGCTTTGAAAGTAAAGATTCATCCATCAAATTCTGATCTTAATTTTCGTCAAATGGTCTCACCTGCTGGAATAAGTTGGAATTTCAGTATATCTTTTCAGGTATATGAAAATAATCAAGTCAACTTCCAACGTCTGAACCGATTTATGAATAAAAAAGTGGTTGCGTTCATCACAACAACTGAGTATAGATACCAGATTGGCTGGAATGAACAGCCATTGAGCATTACATTTAGAGAAATCACTGAAGGTTTTAACGTTACTATTTCTGGAGACAATTATTTTCCTGCATCTCGCAATAAATTGATGTCCTTTCGAACGACTTTTTAAATAGAAATCTTTGTAACTGCCGATTGTAGAATTAATTGCAGTTACTAATGAGTAGACTTAACAGCTTGCAGAATTTATTTTCATCTAATTTTTATATAGAAGAACGATACGCTTTGTCGTTTGTTCCTTCTTTATATGCCTATCTGAATAATTCGAATGAAATAAAACCAAAGTCTGAAGAAGATTTGATGTTTTCGAATAGCAATATTCGAACGCAAAAAAACTTGATGGGAGAAACTAAAAGAGTTGTAATTCTTTCGATCAAACAACCCATTCTAAAATATACTGACCATTGGATGGGTTGGCTTGGATCTAAAACTTATATCAGAATTCTTCAACAATTAGCAAATGATGATTCAGTTGCAGGTGTTGTTTTGGACATAGACTCAGGTGGTGGTCAATCTTATGGAACTCCAGAATTCTATGATGAAATAAAGAATTTCCAGAAACCTATCTACTCATTCACGGATGGCCTTATGTGTTCAGCTGCATATTACATTGGAAATGCTTCTGATGGAATAATTGCACACAAACGATCTGAAGCCATCGGATCCATCGGTGCATATACTCAATTCATTGATTTCACAGGGATCTTCGAAAAGTTAGGTGCTAAATCCTATAAAGTCTATGCGACTGAATCAGATGAGAAAAATAAGGAAGTTAGAGAATTGATCGATAATAATGATCCTACACCATACATCAAAAACATATTGGATCCTTTGGTTGCTACTTTTCATGCTGATATGTTGGAAAAACGTCCGGATATGGACAAAGAAGCTTTGAAAGGTGGAGTTTGGGGTGCAGAAGAAGCTTTGCAAATGGGATTGATTGACGAAATCGGTACAATCGAAACAGCAATCATGAAAGTGATTGAAAGTTCAGGGAATAATAATAATTCAAATACTAATTCAAATAATACAGAAATGCCAGAAGAAAAATCCTTCCAAAAATTGGCGGCTGTTCTTGGTGTAGAGGGGGTTGAGCCTAAAAAGGCTAATATTTTCTCTACTAATGAGACAGTTAGCTTAACGGCAGAACAGCTTTCGAAAATCGAAGCTGCTCTAAGTGATCCAAATGACAGCCAAAAGTTGGCTGATCTAAACTCTGAATTGACAAAAGCAAAGAGTGATTTAGCAAATGCTAAAAATGATATTACGAATCTAAATACAGCTGTAGAAAACGCTTTGACGAAAGCTGGTTTAGAAGGTGAGAAAAAAGAAACTGCAACTGAAAACATTGAATTGTTGGCAGATAAAGTAGTTGAATTCGGTGGTGAAGATGGAGAATTACCTACAACAGTACATGCAGAAGGTGATAAATCAGTTGGAGATTCTTCTTTGAACTCAACATCAATTTTTGATTCAATTGTAAATTAATTCATTATGTCTGGAATAGATATCCAATTAATAGCTGCTGAAATGCAGCGATACGTTGTACAGAATAGAAATGTAGTTAAGGCAGATTTTGCTCGAGCTACAACTGTAAGAATTGATAGTTACGCAAGAAAAGTAACTAAAATCAAAGGTGCTTATCAAGTTTTAAACTCTTTGATGACTCATGTTGTTCAAGGTTTTAAACCAGAATGGCAAGAGCTTGGAGAATTCTCAGTTAAAGACAAAGAGTTGAAAAACTATCATCAAAAAGTGAACTTCGGGTTCGTTCCTGCTGATGTTTTAGGTACTTTTTTGGCTGATTGGTACGAAGAAGATAAGGCACCAACCAACAAAGAAATCACTAAGAAGATTTTCGATTGGTTGTTTACTCAAATCAACGATGACGTTGATTTATTATCTTTTATTGGTCAATATGATCAGTCGAACGCTTCAGGGCAATTCGGATTCTCGCTAAAAGGTTTGAATGCGATTGTCACTGATATGTTAGGAAACACGGAGAGACCTTGTTTCAAAATTCCTTTGACGAAATTCACTGATGTGAATGTTATCGATCAAATCAAAGCTTTTGAAAAAGGTTTGCCGATTTTATTCAAAAATAAAATCAAAGAAATTCACGTATCGGAGAACGTTCTTGAAATGTATGAAGATGCATACTTCAACGAGTATGGGCATTATCCTCGATTCAAAGACTCTGACTTGACCAAGACTCCATTGAAAAAACGTAAGTTGATTGGATGGGATGGTTTGGACGATGATATCATTTTTGCTACAATCGATGGTAACTTGCTCAATTTGATTGACATCAATTTACCTAACACTATCACAGATGTACAAGTACAAGACTATAAAGTCAAAGTATTTGGTGAGTTCTGGAAAGGTTGGGATTTCTTGATCAATGAAGCGGTTTGCGTTGGTAACTTCTCAGATAGTGTAAGAGGACTTGGTGATGATGATTTGATGAAAATGTATTTCCCAAGAGATTACTATAAAGAAAATCCAATCGAACCAATCCCTACACCTGAATCAATTGCTGTTACTCCAGCAACTGCAACAGTTGAACCTGGTAACTCACAAACATTTGCTGCAGCTGTTACTCCAGCAGAAGCAAATCAAGATGTGGTTTGGAGCATTGAATCGGGAACTGGATTATCAATCAATTCAAATGGAGTAGTGACAACTACTGCAGGAACTGAAGAGGGTGACTATACTGTGACTGCAACATCGGTTGTAGATGATCAAGTGACAGGAACGGCAACGTTAACTGTTAGTAATTAACCTTTAAAAATTCATTAAAATGGCTGAACAATGCTTTGAAAATACGCCTTTAGAAGACATACTATTATGTCCGAATGTAGAAACGCAAGCAGGATTAGTTCCTGAAACTCATTTCTTACCACATCCATTCATTCAAACGATGGAAGTTCCTGTATTAGATGCAGATTCTGATTATAAGAAAATGGGAACTATTTCTGAAGATATAGTTCCAATTGCAGGACAAGGATTCGTGAAAATGAGTTTGATGATCGATATGAACTCGGTTACCAGCAATTTAGTTGGAAATAGAGGAAATAAGAAAGATCAAACTACCTTGAATATTTTCATTCCTGGTACGAGAGCTGAAGTTTTAGGTTTCAAAAGACTCTATAAGAATGTTCCAGGCGTTTTTGTAGTGAAAGATCAGAATGGTAGAACATTCGTGGTTGGAACTAAAGATGCACCTGCGTATATCGATAATCTCGAATTTACCACAGGTGCTGGGCCTGAAGATGATAACGGTGGAACCGGTACTATCATAGCGAATACTAATTTGTTTGAATATACCGGAGACATTGTTTTGAAAACAGAACCAGTTGGTGGATAAAATTTAAGTTATGGCAAAGGAAAAGAAAGCTCCTCCGAAAAAAACGGAGGAGCCTAATAAACCAATTCCAGTTCAATCTCACTTTGAAATCATCGGGTCGAAAAATAGAAGAATCATTTTAAACGGTGGTCGCTATTTGGATCTAAGAATGGGAATTCCGAGTGATGTGCTGGAATTATATAAATCGGGTTGTAAATATTTTGGACTTAAAAAAGGAGCTGAAGTTTTGTTCGAAGATCTATCTAAAGACGAAATTCAGAAGCTTATCGATAAAGCTCCAAGACCATCCGATAAAAAGATATTGCAATTGTTAAAATAGACTTTTCATGTGTCTAAGGTTTTAAGTTAGGTTAAGCCTCGGGAGACCGGGGCTTTTTTGTGTCCTTTCAATTGATAAGTACACTTTCCAAATTTGTACAAAAGCTTTAAAATGGATGTACGTAAATGGATTCAAGACGGCGAGAATTATGATTCGGGCGTGATGTTGCTTTCTAAATTGAGCAACAAAAAACATTTGATTCGAACACTTTCTAAAAAAGAAACTGATTTCTATCGCAGAAAATTGAAATATGAATTGATGAAGTACTTGGAAAACGACCAGGTGAAATCAGTTCAGAAAATAAAAAGTAAACCAAAAAAAATAACTACGACACTAAAAGTCGAGAAAATAAAAGAAGCGTCCTCTACTCTATCAAAGCTGAAATCTAAACCTATAAGTGCTTATCCAGTCGAACTGCATGAAACTTATAAACTTCGTATTGAAACCTTTTACGAAGCCAGCTCTCTCAAAATTCAATTGAATGAAGTTCCTGAAGAGGATCATGAAACAGCTCTGAAGCTTCAACTGAAAATTTGGTATTTGCTCCAACAAAATTCAAAACATTGGAAGATCCTGGAGTATTACGATCGAACCAAACAAATACTTCCAACTAAATCAAAAAAAGACTTCAGCAAATTGAGTCCAATGGAAATAGTGAATCAGCGTCAAAGATTGTACGTCAATCGATCAAAACGAATTCGGACCATTGAAGAAAAACAAATCGAATTGAATAATGAATTGAATGAAGCCAGGCGTGAGCGTTTGATAAATTTCATTATTAGAAAAAAAGAAGAGTTGCAACACATTCAAAATGATATTGACCTATTAACGGATTTAATTAGAAACGCATGAGCAGTATAGTAAAATTCAACAAAGACAGTCATTTTCAGCGAATCCAAGCGAGTTATGTCGATGACAAAATCAAGCTTTCAGAATTTGAAGAGCAAATGCTTGAAAGAATGAAATTCGTTTTTTCGTTGCGTTTGAAAAACAAATACTCAAAGCAGCAAGCAGTTTCAAAACTTGAATCTGAGTATAAGGTAAGTAGAGCCACTGCATATCGTGATTACGCTTCTGCTTCAATGCTATTTGGCGAAATCGACGATGTGGATGCTAGAGGTGAAAAAATGGTTCTTAGAGAACAATATTGGTATTTGTATCAGCAAAATATCAAAGAAAGAAATTGGCAGGAAGCTAAGAGAGCTTTGGATTCATATAGAGAGTTATTTGACTTCTCAGACACTTCTGGAGACGTTGATCCTGATAAGATTGCGAAACACGTTTACAATATCAAAGTTTCTAAAAAAGTAGAAAAAGCACTATTGAACACTTTAAAAGATGGTGTTATTGATTTGAACTCTTTCAATCCAAAGGCTGAAGATATTGATTTTGAAGAAGTGAAAAAAAATGATCAAGGATAACGTAAAATTAGTTAAGCTAAACGCTGCACAGTTGATAGCTATTGAAGCTAACAGAAGAGCAAAAAAGAAATATATATTCCTTGAATGGGGGCGTGGAACTGGTAAATCAACAATATTAGGTTGGTACCTAAAAGAATGTGTTCGACAAATGCCACGATCGACCGGAGTGTTGGTTGGTGAAACTTATCAGCAGATGCTATCCAGAACTTTACCATCTACCAAAGAAGGAATGGAAATGTTCGGGATATACGAAGGTTATGATTATGTAGTTGGTAAAAATGGTACTTCTCTTGGTTTCAAAACTCCATTCCAAACTCCTTCTTCCTGGCGTAACGTTATTCACTTCCGTAATGGGACAATTGCCATCATGGTTTCTCTCGATATGCCGAATGCTGGTAGAGGAATCAACTCGTATTGGGTGATTGGTGATGAAGCGGCTCTATTAAATCATGAACGATTATTTGACAACGTTCAAACGACTAACCGAGCGAAAAAGACACAATTCGAGAAGTCAACCCTGTTAAATGCCGAAATATTCGCATCCTCTACTCCAATGACTAAGAAAGGGCAATGGTTCGTTGAGAAAGAGAAAGATGCAGTTTCTAAACCTGAAGAATATGCATTCATCAAGGCTAATGCGTATGTGAACAAAGAGAATCTGGCAGACGATTGGTTTGATCGTATGCTGACCAACGCTCCAAGTCAAATGCATTATGATGCCGAGATTGGCAACATAAGACCGCCCGCAATACTCAATGCGTTTTATGCTTTCTTCGATCCGGACATACATACGTATGCGTACAAGCACGACCTGGACTACCTACTCGATCTTGGAGTTGATTATAAAGTAAAACATAACAACTGCAAACAAGATGGTGATCTTACCAGGAATGTTCCATTGACTTTAGTGATTGATCCTGGATCGGTTATAAACTCATGTACTGTTTGGCAATACTTAGCTTCAATCAATGAAGAGCGTACACTGAAAGAGTTCTTTGTGAAGAAACCGAAAGATTGGGAGGATATGGTCAAAGAATTCGATCAATACTATCATTATCATAAATCAACCAACAATACTTTGTATTTACGACACGATGCCCAAGCTTTCAAAGAAAGGGATCAAAACGGAATATTGCTATCTACTAAAATAGAGAAAAAACTGCGTGAGCTTGGATGGAGGGTTGTCAACCTCACTCCAAATACCAATAACCCACTTCACTCTGACAAATACGTTGTCATGAATGCTATTTTGAAAGAAAGCGATACGAAACTACCAAAGTGGAGAATCAACCGGGACAACTGTCCAAATCTTGTGATCTCAATAACTAATACGGAAACAGAAGTAAAAGCTTCAACAGAATTCGGAAAAGACAAAAGTTCAGAGCTCGATTCTAAAATTCTACCTGAACATGCTACTCACCTATCCGATACTGCAGATTATTACCTGTATTGGAAGTGGGTTGATATCGTTAGGGGTAACACATCCACGTTTTTCATCGGGGTTTAGAAAATTTCAAAATTTCATCAAAACGACAAAAAAAGTCGCATTTCATATTTCGGAAAAAACGAAAAAATGGAAAGTGAACTGTTTCGTAAGGGCGGGGCGTGCTCATGATCTGCATTTTGAGAATGAAAACTGGATTTCAAATGTTAAAATTTTGATTCTCAAAATTCTATCCGTTTGGATTTGAGAAAATAGGGGCTGAAATAGCTGTTTTATTTGTGTCCTTTTAAAAAAAACCGATAAAGTGCATCTTAGCGATATGAAAGATGTTATTTATCTCAAAGACGTTTTAGAAATAATGCAAATGAAGGATGAAGCTGGAATGGCCATTCCTTTCGATATTGAAGTGAGACAATTTTCTGCTCAAAATTCTACAGGTGGAAAATATGTGGTTTATAATGATGCCAGGCTTCTTCGTGCAAAACCTTCCAAGAAGACGTATAAAAGTAAAGTCGCTGAACTCTTTTATTTAGAGAAAAAAGAAAAGAACCCTAATCATTTTGCTAATAGTACAAGGAACATTGAATTGGCAAATGGTGAGATCAAGAAAATTAACATCAGATTTATCATCAAGTTTAACGGCAAAAAAGTTTGTTACTAATGAGTGTAAGAGAAATTTCACCAGGAATATATTTTAGCAATCACTCCATTGCTAAATTTTCAGTCGATAAAGACCCAGGGAGTGTTCCAACTCCCATTACTATTAAAGCAGACGATACTGAATATACTGAAGTTGAAAAAAGGAAGATTGTCAGTTGGGGTGAAGATAATAACGCAGCTGAAGTTGTTTTAAACTTGATCAAGCAAATTGGAGTGGCTGGAAAAGTGGTTCAAGTCGCAACTGCAGCTCACTTTGGAACTGGACTAACTTTATTTGAATATGATGATGAAGGCAAAATCGTAAAAACTCCGTTGCATAAACATCCGAAAGTTAAGGAGTTCAACAAGAGAAATAACTTGAATCTCCTTTATTCTGAATTTATAAACGATTTAGAAATTCACGACCTATGTCCAGTTGAATTTATTCTTTCGAAAGATTATCGATCGATCAACAAAGCAGTTCGACATCAACCTGTACATTTCCGATTTTGTGTAATGAACGAAAAGACTGGACGAATTGAATGGGTGGCACTATGTGCTGACTGGAAAAATCCAACAAAAGAGAATGTGAAATTCGTTCGATGCTTCACTCAATACGACTATTGGGAGGACATTCAAGAATATTGTAAAGAGAAAAACATTCATAAATTCATCATCGTTTATCATTATGTGAAAAACGGTGAAATCTATTACAACCAACCATTCTGGCATGCACCGTTAAAAAATGGATGGGCTGATGTTATCTTATCGGTTCCTGAAGTCAAAAACATCATTGCAGCAAATCAAACGCATATCAAATACTTGATTCATATCTCTGAAGAATACTTCAAACGTGCTTATGGTCCGGACGAAAATGGAAGTTGGAACTGGGATAACTTTTCAGCTGAAGAACAAGAGAAGAAAAAGAAAGAATTAAAACAAGCAATTGACGACCATCTAACAGGAAAACCTGCAGCTGGTCGATCTATGACTGCTCCGAAATTCTTGAATAGAGATGGAACTTTCGTCAAATCAATCGAAATCGAACCAATTGACGACAAACTAAAAGACGGTGCGTATCTGCCTGATGCTTCAGCTGGAAACTATGAAATAGCATTTGCTAAAGGTGTAGATCCTGCAATCATTGGAGCAGGAATCCCAGGTGGAAAGAATCAATCCGGTTCTGGTTCTGATAAACGAGAAGCTTATACAATTTTGTGTGCAAACATGGTTATCAATCGAACGATATCCCTGCTCTTATTCTATTTCCTAAGAGATTGGAACGGTTGGGGCGATGATCTGCAAGCTGGTTTTCCAAACGTAGTTTTAACGACACTCGACAAAGAAACGTCGGGGCAAACTGAAGTAATTAATTAATCATGAAACTAATAAATTCAATTGAAGATCTTAACAAGCATGTAGTTGTTGCAAGCGATTTCTATCAAGATAAATTGCTGATCTTCACAAATCGTGTCGAAAGAGAATTCAAAAAATCTATAGGTGAAGCTAAATACGAGTCAATAGTTTCATCTGATGAAGATGATGATCTTAGAATTATAGCTTGTTCATACGTAGCAAACAAAGGTTTGAGTCTTGCTCTTCCATCGCTGGTTTTGAACATTACTTCGGCTGGAGTGTTTACAAATGCTACTACAGATAGTCAACGTGCTGAATGGTGGCAAATGAAAGATTTAAATCGTTCACTACTAAAAGCTTCTTTCGAAGCTCTCGATGAAGTTTATAGTGAAATTGGAATTGATAAAATCGCTGATGTAAAAGATTTGTACGTGAAGAATTTGAAACAATTCGAACACGTGTATTCTTTAGGTGGTTCAGCACAAACATTCATGTCGCTTATTCCTTTCATGCGTGAAGTCCAAGAACAATATATCTATAATACTCTCCAAAATTGCATTGGACACAAATTCAATGAAAATCAATTGAAAATCATCAGAGCTGCAATTGTCAATTTAGCTCTATCAAAAGCTGCAACGTCCGGATCATTCTCTATTGAATCGAATGCAATGTTGCTGCGTTTTGAAGTGATGCCCTGGGAAAAGGTAGAAAAATTGGAACAGCAAACACTTACCAATTTCAAAGAAGATAGATTCAATATTGGCATGGGTTATTTGCACAAAGTCTCTCAATTCATTAAGGATTTGCCTTGTTATGAAAAGAAAGAATATCAGTCAGATATTCAAAAATTAAAATCGGGACTGTATTTATAATTGTGTCCTTTCAAAAAAAAGAGAATAAAAGCATCTTAGCTATATGAATTTTAATAATCAAAATAACGCATTCGAAAATTTCATCCAAGATGAAATATCAAGCTGCCTAACCGATGAAAATATCGGTGGAGTGATTGATATTCATTATTGCTTCATGCCATGGGTGAACACTTTTAGAACTCCATCGGTTTTAGAAACAAATGCTTATGCTGGAAAAATTCATGAAGACATCACATGTCTTCCAAATCGATATTTTTCTAAGATTCCTGCGTTGGTCGATAGTTCACATATTAATTCAAAATATGAAGGCCCTGGCAAAGTTTCTTTCAAATCTGAATTGGAATTTATGCTGGTTGGGAATCGTGATGAATTTATTGGACTTGCAAGGAAAATGGCAAACAGACCTTTCATTTTCGTTGTACGTGATGCGAACAATAAACAGTTCGTCGTTGGAACGACTACTTCACCTGCATACATTACTTCTTTTGAAATTAAATCTGAAAAGAAATTCGATGATGAAGTTGTGGCAATGTTCAAATTTGAAGCTAATAGTATTTATTTCCAATACGATGGTAAAATCACATTGAAAGAAAATATAGCTGTGATTGGTGATTATTCATTCGAATACGATGAAGATTATAATTAATGTGTATGAAAACGATTGATCAAATAATTGAAGATTTAAATAAAATAGCGAGTGATATTCCGATGTTCCTTCAATCTGGACGTCCGGAAAACATCAAGTCTGAAAATCACCGATCGCTTGAAACTCGAATGAATCAAGCAATCATAGATTTGGCTTTGGCTACATCAAACATTTCAGAAACTAAAAACATTATTAAAGGCACATTTAACCCAAACACAAATCCTCCAGCTAACTACGAGATAGGCTCGTTTTACTTGAGACAAGATGCATTAGAAAATAATTTGGCACTGTACATATATACAGGTGTACATGCGGATGGATGGTTTCTGTTGAGAGATTTGAAGCGTGGAAATGTAACTGAAACCGTTTCTGGCAACTTTAGCATTGATATGCTCCAAGTTTCTTCACAATACAACATCACTTTAGAAGATGATACTGATATCGAATTTTTGAATTTGAGTTTGCTTGAAAATACTGACTGCTTAGAATTTCGGATGAAAATAATCAATCGAGGGAAGTACGCTTACAGCTTACCTTCATGGTTGGATATTTATCCAAAATCTGATGTAGCAGGTGAAATCGATAGAATTTTGGTTGTGATTGAGAATTTCGGAGCAATGCCGAGTGGATTTTATAAAAGAGTAACATTCTAATAAAAAGTATGAAACCAATTGATCAAATAATTGAAGAACTCCAGCAAATAGGCATAGATATACCAGAATACATTCAATCTGGTAAACCTGAGAATGTGAAAGCTGCAAATCATAGATCGCTTGAAACACGAATGAATAACGCGATACTTGATCTTGTTGAGCATATAAAAGATTTAGATGCTGATAGAAATGTAATAGTAGGAGAAGATGATCCAAACACTACTCCACCAGCTGGTGCAATAGTAGGATCTCTTTACTTGCGAAAAAATGAATCTGGAAGTAATTTAGCCTTATATATCAATACAGGAACATCAGAGGTAGGTTGGTTTTTGTTCAGGGAATATACAGAAGAAAATAAAGTGTATGGAGATGCAGCAAATCCGAACTTCGAATCGATTCCTGGCAAAGTTGGTGATCTATATATTCAAACCAATGATGGAACTTCCACGGGTGATATTCTCAGTGTGTGGATGTATATTGGTTTGACTATTGGTGATTTGTGGTTTAACATTTCAGCTCCTTCAGGATCCTTCAACATCACAACCAAAACCCTCACTGACGGCCAAGTTTATAACTTTCCAGCTATGGAAAAGGGCGAAGCCTTTATCGTTAAAATCATTGACGAAAATACAATACCTGCTCCTTCAGGCGTGGTATGGTTAGGAGGTTATGGTGGCGTAGGCGTAGGCGATGGTAGCATGGTGATTTGTTTGGCCAATAATGCAGGTGGAACCTACAACGATGTAGGCCACAATTTCGCTATCATAAATCAAGGCAAAGATTCTGAAGTTATTTTCGTGGATGAACTTCCTGACGAAAATTTAGCGAGGACAGGTGTTATTTACGTACTCAACTCCAATAACGCAATGTACGTTTGGGATCAGCAACTGGGCGATTATGTCCTCGTTGGTGACGTGATTCCAGGTACTTTGATTTCATCGACAGAATTTATAGA